GACTAGAATATGTTGCAACAGGGACAGATGCTTAAATAATAAATATGGCATCTGTACTGCAGACACAATTGAATATGAGGGAATATGTCAAAGCTACATAACACAAAATGATGCAAGAAAAACTAATTGCGGATTATGTAGAAGAACACATGGAAAGTTAAAGCGTAATAGCAATACAGTATTAAAGTAGAGGTGATGCAATGCTAAAAGCATGTAGCTATTGTGGAGGGATACATGAAGGAGAGTGTCCACACAAACCAAAGCGCAACTACAAGCAGGAGCATGCAAATGCATCTGATAGCAGAAGGAAAGAACGAAAGTTCAGAAGTAGTGTTGAATGGCAAGACTGCAGAAGAAATATATTAGATCGTGATAAACATCTATGTAGACTATGCTTGCACGAAGATAACTATATTAGTGTAGGGCAGCGCTTAGATGTACATCACATTGAACCATTACACGAAGCATGGAAGAAGCGTACTGATGAAAAGAACTTGATTACATTATGCAAGATGCATCACTACAAAGCAGACCATGGAGAATACAAGAGGGAGTACTTGAAAAAAATAATTAGTACCCCCCCTACCATAAAATAAATTTTTGGCGAAAAAGTCCAAGACCGTACTGCTCACCACAATTTA